ACAAGCAGAAGCACAAGCCACGGATGACGAGCCCGCCCGACCCAACATCCAGGACAGACTCAGAGAAAAAGTGTCAGAGTGCGGTGCTGAACTGGAAGCCATGTTCGACGAGTTTATGACGGCCGGTGCCAAAATGTCAGCAGACTTCAAACCCATCATGGTGATCCGTGGCATGAATGTGGCACCACAAATGATCAGTGTTATCAGCCATCACTGGAAAGCCAGGCTGGAAGAGTTTGAACAGGCCATTGAGGGCCGGGACTCACAACTGGTAGAAGCATACAATTTCTTGACCAAAATCCAATTGCGTAATTGCATAAAGTTCTGTGAAGCAGTGGTCAATGACTGCGGTGCTTATGTGCAGATCAAGAAAGTGGAACGCAAACCACGCAAGGTCAAGGCAGTGCCCCCAGAGAAACGTGCCGCAAAATTCAAGATCCAAGCAGAGTTTGCAGAACTCAAACTCAAAAGTTTGCCAGCCGCAAGTTTAGTGGACCGGGCAGAAGCCTGGTTATATGATACTAAGAAACGCAAACTGATCCACTTGGTTGCTGACAGCCACACACAGGCATTCACTGTCAAAAACAATAGTATCATTGGATTTAGCACCGTGGAAACACAACAAAAGACACTGCGCAAGCCAGCGGATGTTGTGAAAGCAGTACAAGCCGCAGGCAAGCCAGCCGCACGTAAACTGTTCAAGGACATCAAAGCCACAGAAACTGCCTGGAACGGGCGCGGTACTGAGAACTTGATCATTCTCAAGAGTTGGTAACGGGCTAAATATTGGGGACGGAGTTCCCTAATGTCTGAAACAGAAAATTCTTTAACCACACTCAAATCTCAATTATACGATTATGTACGCCTTACTCTAGGCGATCAAATTGTGGATCTTGAATTGGATCCTGCACACTACGAAGCCGCTTATCAGCGCACCATTGGCACTTACCGCCAACGAGCCAACAATGCCTATGAAGAAAGTTACAGTTTCATGCAGTTGGTCAATCAGGTAAACATCTATACATTGCCACAGGAAGTACAGAGTGTGCGTCAAATCTTTAGACGCACATTTGGTATTGCCACAGGACCTTTTGGAAGTAACTTTGACCCGTTCAGCCAAGCACAAATGAACGTATACTTGATCAACTTCAATCAAGCAGGTGGCCTAGCCACTTACGACTTCTACTCACAGTATGTTGAGTTGGCCGCACGTATGTTCGGTGGTTATCTAAACTACACTTACAACACAGTTACCAAGAAACTGCAACTGATCCGTAGTCCCCCTGGTGGTGGCGAAGTTGTGTTGCTCTGGACCTATAATCTCAAACCCGAAATCCAGTTGCTGAGTGATTACCAAATACAGCAGTGGATCCGGGACTACATGGTTGCGGCATGCAAGATGATCATCGGTGAAGCACGTGAGAAGTTTGGACAGATTGCCGGACCGCAAGGTGGCAGTGTCCTAAACGGCACAGCCATGAAAGCCGAAGCACAAGCCCAAATGGATGCCAAGATACAAGAACTGGTCATGTATGTGGACGGATCACAACCACTTACCTTTGTAATCGGTTAAAACGCAATAGACAATCCGTTGCAGTTGTGTTACAATTAACACATGCACCTAATGATCGATCTTGAGGGCTTGGCAACAGGCCCTGACACTACTATTCTTACCATAGCCGCTCAAGCATTTGATCCTTTTGGCTCCGGCTATTACGACCGACATTACTATGCTAGGGTCACACTAGAAAGCCAAGAAAATCGTACTATTGATAACGGCACAATTGAGTGGTGGGCAACTCAACCTGAGCATGCTAGAGAAGAAGCATTTGGTGAGCGAGATCGTATACCGCTAGATCAAGCATTGGATGAATTAGGTCGGTTGATTTGGCACTCCAAGATGATCTGGGCCCAAGGTCCTACATATGATTGTAACATACTTGAACACGCCTACAAGAGTTATGGCAAAGCCTTGCCTTGGAAATACTATCAGGTACGAGATTCTAGAACTGTGTTTAGTCTGTGGCCTGAACTGCCTATCCCCCCTACCAGCCATCATGCTCTAGAGGACTGTCGCAGACAAATCGGTATGCTTCAAGACACGCTTAAATATCTCAACGTAAAGGAACTAAAATGATCATTGGAGTATGTGGATTCATTGGCTCGGGCAAAGATACTATTGCTGATTATCTCACTAACTTTCATGGATTTCGTAGAGAATCATTTGCATCAACACTTAAAGATGCTGTGGCACAGGTGTTTGGTTGGGATCGTACTCTGTTAGAAGGACGTACTAAACAGGCCCGCGAATGGCGAGAACAAGTTGATCCATGGTGGGCCAACCGCTTGAACATGCCCACATTGACTCCACGCTGGATCCTACAATACTGGGGAACAGAAGTTTGCAGAGCAGGATTCCATGATGATATCTGGATTGCCAGTTTAGAAAACAAACTGCGCCATAGCCAAGACGATGTTGTTATTTCGGACTGCCGCTTTCCTAACGAAATCCGGGCAATTAAAAATGCTGGTGGGCGTGTGATTAGAGTAACTCGTGGTGCTGAGCCTGCTTGGTATGATGCGGCTGTGAGCGTCAACCGTGGCGCTAATGGTAACTCTACCTGGGCACTAAGCCACAAAAAACTGGAAAAACTTGGCATCCATGCAAGTGAAACTGCCTGGGTAGGCACAAAATTTGATTCTGTGCTAGACAACAATGCCACAGTAGATGAACTTTTTGCACAGATTAATGATCTGCTTGCAGGTCTCCAGGTCGCCAGGGCACAGCCTGCCGTCTGACTTCTTCCACACAGTTTAAACAAACTGTGCGTAGGTTGGACAGTTCTGTGTTGGTCATGCGTCCATCCACATGATATACTAGCAGTTGACTGGCATACCTTGACCTAAACCCACAGCGATCACAGGCGGTTTTCTTTTTGTACCCTGCTGATTGCCAACGTGCTATGGGCGGCTTCTTTCTATTAGATACATTTAAACACCAAGTACACAATTTTCGATAATAAATTCGGTCGTATTTGTGGTATGCTACTGCTCTTGGCCTTTGTTTGCATTTTTGACAAATTGGTCTAATCATCTATATACTGATCAATCCATTTAAATATAGATTTAACTTGTTTATATCTAAGATACTTTTGGTACCGTTCTTTCTCAAGTTCTTCCTCGTACAATTTACGTTGTTTTTCACGCTCTTTGTAATGTTGAATTGTAAATTGATAACATTCTTCTTCTATTTTATACTCTTCAGAATTGATCCATTTTTGATAGCGATCTTCATTCCGGCGTTGTTGTGCTGTACTCATCTTTAGAATAGTTTCTGCAGATAGATTATACGCACCTTCGCCTCCATCGGTACGATTGTACAATATTCCTGTATCTAAATCTTTTCGCCCATGCCAGCGTATCAATCTTCTTTCAATAGCACATGCTCCTAAATTTGTTAATTTAGATTCTAAAATGACAATTCTTTTTTTATCTTTTGGTAGTTGTACTGTATGCTTACCCCATGCTCTTTTACCCTTGCCTTTTCCTATATAGTAAGGGGTTCCGTTGGTCCGTAAATAGGCGTAAACATAATGCTCCATAATTTTATTTATCGTACGGACCTATATATAGGTATCGCAACTGGGGTGGTTTTGGTGCGTTGCGATAAATATCTTTAAGTTTTATAAGGAGCCAAAATGGCACTAGTTTCACCAGGTGTACAAGTCACCATCGTCGACGAAAGCAATTATCTTTCAGCCGCTACAAATTCGGTACCTTACTTTTTGATTGCCACAGCGCAAGACAAAGTATCAGGATCTGGAGTGGGTGTAGCCGCAGGCACACTGGCTGCCAACGCTAACCGTGCTTATTTGATTACCAGTCAGAGAGATTTGACTGCTACATTTGGCAATCCATTCTTTTATAAGACCACTATTGGTACTCCAATCAATGGTTATGAACTCAACGAATACGGCTTACTTGCCGCTTACTCCGCATTGGGTGTAACAAACCGTGCTTATGTACAGCGTTGCGATATTGATTTGACACAACTCACAGCCAGTTTGGTTAGACCCACAGGTGAACCCAACAACGGCACCTACTGGTTAGACACAGCCAATACGCTGTGGGGTTGCTTTGAATGGAATTCAGTAACCGGCACATTTAGCAACGTGGTA